TCTATCTAAACCATATCGTTTAGACTTACATAATGATGATTATAATACATTTGATTGGGTTATAACTTGTCTTATGAAAATATGTAAACATGATGAAGAACAAGCTTCTCAATGTGCTCATATCGTCCACTTTAATGGTAAGTGTGATGTTAAGTATGGTGACTATGATACAATTTCAATTATGAAAGAAAAGTTGAAAACTGCCGGTTTATCTGTTACTATGGAAGTTAACTCATAATTTTCTACCAAACCAATCCCCACTTTTATAAGTATTTTTGTTTCGGTTCATAAACTGTTTTCTAACTTTTAGAACTTGTCCATAATCTACACCTTCTACAAAATCTATATTATTTAAACAATGGTTGATATAGGCTAATAATTCTTTATCAGTATTTTTATTGGCCCATTCTTCCACCATTTCCTTATATTCATTTTTAGGAAAAATAGAAGTTGTATTTACAATGGTCATAACACAGTCGTCATGTCCAACATCAGCTGCGTATCTTGTATTCCCTGATGTTGTTGTATGTTTAACAAATGTTGTTATCTCTCTTATAGTTTCTTCGTTATTTATAGAGAATCCTTTTGATAACATTAGGTCTTGGTAATCCTTAACCATTAAGTTTTTATTTTCTCCTACTTTTAGACCTACTTTTTCTTCAGTTGCATCTACTCTATGTTTGTATCTAGCAAAGATAGCAGAACCATATTCATTATTTCCCTCTAAAACGTGAGGCATTTCAGCGAGTAAAGTATTTCCGTAGTTATTCAACTCTAATACAATTTTAACATTTTCCGGATTTAGATACTCAAATGCTAAAACATATAAAAATTCTGACAACTGTTTAACTGATACTAAATTACTTCTAAATATACCAACTTGTTCTAATCTGAAAAAGTCAACTATAGATTTATAAGAAGCTCTTTGAGATTCTATTAATTCTCTCGATTTATTTGTTATCTTAAATATATTGACCACTGAGTAATCTTGCCCCAGTCCTTCTGATATATCGACAGATATTACAAATTTATACTCTTTTCTTTTGATTGGTATGAATACGTCATCATCATCAATCCATTTTAAGTCTTTGTAGCTAAATTTCAACTTATTAAACTCAAATATTTCTTCTGATATATAATTTTTCTTACTTTTCAATAATTCATCAATTATTGCTTCACTTAAAAGTGATTTACTTGCATTAATAAATCTTAACCCATACTCTTGGTTAAAGGCATCTTCCCCACCAATATCTTTTATAGCCTCTTCTTTCCAAGTTGTTACTTCTGCTAAGGCCCTTACCGGTACTTCATAACCCTTTGAATCAATAAACATTAAAGATTTCACCTCATCATCAGAACAAAATTCATTGTTATAAATATGGATTATATCTTTTTGTAAATCTGAGTTATAATCCATTTCTAATTTGGTCTTACTTCCCCATTTTTCTCTACATAAATTAAATATCTCCTCTTTAGTTACTCCATATTCATATAGTTTATGATTATTTAATCTTAAATAAGAAACAAATCGGCCTGGTACTTGATACCAGTAGACCCTCATAGCTTTATAGTTATTCTTCTGTGGATCACCATCTGGTCTTTCAGCATCTGTTAGTAACTTATGGAATAAGTTCATACCATTTGGAGTTGAAGTAATAATAATCTTCGAGTTTTGAACCGCAGCCGTCGTCGGAAAGGCAGCGGTATAGTATGGTTCTATGATATTAGATGGAATGTGGGCAAACTCATCTAAGTAAAGTACGTCAATGGTAAAACCGATTGCTGGAGTCTTTGTTCTAGCTGATGTTTTAATTCTACATCCATTCTCAAATGTTAGAGATTTTTGATTCCAAGTTTTAATACCTGGTTTCAAGAAGAAAGGTAATAGTGAGTAGATTGATTTAATTTTATCTACAATCTCTACGGCAGTATCACCTTTATTCGCAACAATCATTATATTTTTATCGTTATCAAATAGTATTTTATGTAACATGAAAATTGCCGCGGATATTGTCTTACCAACCTGGCGAGAAGCCATTAATATATTAAATCTACTATTTACAAAATTATCAAGTATTTCTTTCTGATAATCTCTTAGTAGGATAGATCCTACAGAACCGTCCTCCCTCTTTACTTTACAATACTTTTCTACAAAGTAGTGAATGTCGACCGCACATCTAATATATTCTTGTTGTTCATCCGCAGTCATCTTAAAAGTAACACCTTGTCTTCTAAGACCTACTTCACTCTTCAACCATGGGTTTTGATATCGTTTAACAACAATACCATCATTTATCTTATCTGTTGTCTCATCTACTAACTTAGTAGTAAAGACCATTTGTTTTTCCATTACCTCTTTAGCCATAGGTGAGGAGATATTTTTTTATATATATTGTAAAAAACCACTCTCTATGTCAAAAACTGATAAAGAAAGAAATAGAATACAAGATGAGTTTGATGAAATTCAATCAGAAAATGGTGAGTTTGATTTGTCAAAACATTTAGCAAGACCGGAAGATTTACCGGATTTAGGTGAAATTGAAATATATGATTATGATGCTGATTTAACAGTTGCTAGTCAACAATCTATGGATGTATTAGAATCTCTTGTTGATTTGTATCTAGGAGACGTTCCTCAACTAAAACAACACCCTTATATTAAAAATAAAATGAAAGAAGACGCTACAGTATATGCTGAGGGTATATTCTTAACAAAAATGACAAGAAAAAACTTCTTATCTCAATTAAGACAAGTTGATAATGGTGATAACTCTGCTAGAATGCATGAGGTTGTCAATCAAACAATTGGTCAAATTAGAGAGAATGCTAAATTCCTATCCGGTCAAAAAACAGAGTTAGAGAAGTTCTATAAGACATTGAGAAAAGATTTGGGGTACAATGAAATTGAACCAGAATCTACTAAAGTTGAAGGTGATGGTAATGTTCCTGATGATGGTGGTGAAATAACCGATAATAGAAAGTTAAATGAGATGATTAAAAACGCAATGTTGAATAGAGATAGTGATAAGAAAAAAGATTAACCTTTATATCTAAATCCTTCAAATGTCTTTATTACATTTTGCCACTCAATTTTAATTGATGTTGTTACAAACTTGTTGATTTTATTAAATGTAACAAGATTTATATTTATAACTAAATCTTTATCTTTTATAATTGATTTAACAGAATCTTTTATATTCTCTGGTGAATTAGAAACTAAAAATCTTATTATTTCATTAGATCCTTTACAAACTTCTATACAGTTGTTCTCATCATCATATAGATTAACCTCATCATATTGAGTTATCTCTTCGTTTGTAAATTTATCTATTTCTGTTTTAAGTCCTATCGAATGTTGAATAAGTAGTTTAGCTTTCTTTTGTGAAACATCATCTTTATCTCTATTATAAAAAGTTTCTGATAAATAATAATAGTTTTTAATAACAAGACCTATGTCTTTTAACATCTCTTCTAACTTTTTTATTATAACTTCATAGTTCTTTTTACTGTTTTTAGAACATATTACATAGATATCATCATTTGTATTTTTAAGATGTTCAAAGTTTTCAGTACATATTTTATAATCTAACTTTTCAATTATATTTGGATTCATAAATTCTTGCATAGAAAATGACAAGTCTGTAATATCTACACCTATTTTTTTACATTTAATCTTTACATCATTTATAATATTATCACTTAACCAATAAGATTTATTACCTATTGTAAATTGTTGATTAAATTTTCTATAAACACCTTTTTTAATTAAATTGAATTCAGATTGGTCAATTTTAATTATTGGAATGGATGGTTTTATTTTAGACACCACCCATATTTTAGCATTTGTAGTTATTAAACTATTTATATCAAAAAAGTGAGCTATCATAATTTAAAATTTGTTACTTTATAGGATATTTGATGAGCAGTTCCGTCAAATCTACCACCTTCATATGTCTTATCTTTCCATTCTACACCTCCACTCATTTCATTTGAGAAACTTCTGCATTTTTTACATTGTCTAGGGTGTATTAAAGATTCTTCTGATTTTATAAAATCATTCTCTGTATATGTGAAAGTTGCTTTACACCATGGGTTTTGACATACTTCTCTAAATTCTTCCATAAACTATATATAAAAAAAGAAACCTATCAAATTGATAGGTTCTCTTAATTATTTTAATAAATTTTTACTCATTGCGAAGTCATATATTATCGGTAGATTCAAGTATTTAATAAAACCATCTCTTACTTCTGATAGTTTTTTAGAATCTTTAATGATTTTAATAATCATAAATCCAAATTCTTCTTGAAAATCTAAATAACAATCACACCAAGGTCTATTATAGTTTTCTAAATTTCTCCATTCTTGTGTTCCTCCAGTTAACCAAAATAAACTTTTTTCCGGAGTAATATTTTCTATGTTTGTATTATTGATTTCTAGATCCCATGCACTGTCACCTGGTTTACATACTCTCATCATTATTGTCACTGCTTCTGATAAATCATTTGTCATTTCTTTACCTATTTCAAAAAACCATTCATTGCCTTCTTTTTTTATCACTAGTTTTTTACTAACAAATACTGAATCTAGTTCAGATTTAAGCAGTTCCTTCTTTCTTTTCATAGTTTTATTGATTATTTTTTAATTAAGCTTTAATTCCGCTTATCCAAGTTCCATCAAAATATCCGTCTTCCCATATTCCGTTTTCCCAA